GAGTAACCTTTATAAAATAAAAATAATTCTTTGTGAAATCAATAGAAAATAATATCATAAAACTAGAATATTTAAAATATACATTTTATACGAATTGCAAAGAAAATGTGCATTTTTACCGTGATTTTGTATAGTTTTTTAAACTCAATATGCTATAATATAATCAGTTCAAAGGAAAAGAGAAATAAAAAATTGGAGGTAGAAAGATGAATACAAGAACTTTATATTATAAATTAAGAAAAGCGATTGAGAAAAAAATGAAAACAACAACATCGGTTATCATTTATGAAATGACTAGCGGTGTGGCTTCAAAGAACACTTTAACAAGAGTATATAACATGGCAGATAAAGAAATCGCAAGTGCTCAAAGTCTTTTAAAGTTAGGGGTTATAAATAAGCAAGAGTATAGGGAAAGATATATACTCAATGAAAATATAAAAGAAAGCGTAAGTTTAGAAAAATTTAGAATGTTTTAGGAGGTAGAAAGATGAATACAATTAAATTATATAAAAAAGAGGAATTAACAACAGAAATAAAGATACTTGATGGTAAATCTGCTATCAAGTTATATAGCAAGATGTTAAAAGGTGACATATATGAAAACTATGTATTTTCTACTAACCGAAAATTTAATCCAGAAAGAAGTTACATCTTTGTTATAGATTATTTAGATGATTACAGTGTAGAATTGCCCCACCCTCAAATATACATTGTGAAAGCTAATTTTTTATTTAAGTTCTTATCCCTCACTGATTTCACTAAGGGGGTGATAGAATGACAATAACAGTATATAATGCCCGAGTGGCATTGAGGATGCAAAGCGGTGACTTCTTTATTTGGGATGAGGTCACACACTTAATAATTGATAATGACACTCTCAAAATAAAAATGAGAAACAAGAGAGAAAGCGGAAAGTTTCCAGTTTCTTTAATTAGAAATTGTGAGATATATTATTAAATTTAAGGAAGATAACAAAATGATTTTAAAAATTAAGAAAAGGGTAGCTGTTGACATATATCAGTGCTCGGTGTTTGACAAAGGTTCAAAAACCTTAGTCAATCAGATAGAAAGAGTAAAGGAGGGTTACCCGATTGAAAAAGTGTTTTTAGAAGAAAAAAACGAAACATTATGCGATGCGGAACTTTTAGAAACCGAGGGACATGACATAGTTTTAGGGATTGACTTGGATGACATGACCGTGTCAGTTCTTAAAGATGAAATAATATAAAAAATTGCTGTCCTATCGGCAACACGGGGAGAAAAGAGGTATATATGAAATCATTAAAAGAGAGAGTACAGGAACTTGGTACAGTCGTGGAACTGGCAAAAGGTAGAGAAAAGGGTGAGACAAAAGACCTTTTAGGCGAGGTCATCACTATTAACAATGCAGAAATTGTTGAAATGGATGACGATACATTTATCGCTTTTACCGTTGCTGAGGATAAAAAGAAGTTTTATTTCGGTGGCAAGGTGCTGTCAAACGACTTAATAACTCTTTTAAACGAGGGTTATGGCGATGCAATCAGAAAAGAGGGTATAAAAGTTACCCTTAATGAAGAAAAGTCAAAAAATAATAGAAGTTACACGAAAGTAACATATTTATAAAATGTTTCACATGAAACATTGTAAAGGAGGTGAAAGAAAAGAGGTTATAATTTTTATAACCTCTTTTTTGCTTATGAAGTTATCAACATATTTAAAAAAATTTAAAAAATTTACTAAACAGTCAATTAACTGGCGAGGTCAATTAAAATCTGAAAATTTAGAAAAATTCGCTGTGAACCCTCGTTCATACGATAAATTATTATCATATGTTAAGAGTGCATATTATAATTATACATATCATAACCCATTCACTTTAGAAAATGAAAAAAGAACTTTGTTTGCAAGCGGTGAAGAATATAGGCAGATGAGTAGATATGATAGAGGTCGGCAAGCTGTTGCTTTGCGTGAATTTCTAAAAAATCCGAATTCTATAACTGGATTGCAAAAAGCGGCAGACAGATTACAATTTATAGATTATATTGCTCAAAAGAAAGTCGATAATGAACTTGAAAAAACAAAGGAAACAGTTAAACCAACATCGTTTGAGGGTAGAGAAATGCGAGTTAAACAATATTTATCGCACCAAAATTTATCACCACATTCATTTTTTAAGAAACAATATATTGATACTTTTCTTAATATGGTTAATAGGTATGGTACAGATAAAAAAATTTATAGTGAAGCAAAAGAGTTATTAAATAAAATGTCACCTACACAACTTTATAAATTACAAAATAGCGGACTAGATTTCACTGACATTGCGGTTTGGTACAGTTCAACTAGTGTTAATTTAGATATGAGAATGATTGACGAATTAACACAATATATTATTGATAATAAAGGAAGGTATTAAATACATGAAAAAAGTAATTGAATTAGCGTGTGATTTTGAAACAATTAACGACCCAACGGACTGCCGTGTATGGTCATGGGGTATATATAAAGTAAGTGGACGAGATGATGAATATAGAGATGGAATAGACTTAAAAAGTTTTTTTGATGAACTTTATAATTACAAATGTAAAAATTTAAAATTGATATTTCACAATGCTCGTTTTGATTTTAGTTTTTTAGAATATTATTTAGTGAAAAATTTGAAACTTGAATGGGTTGAAAAAAAACCCTGCAACGGTCAATACACATCTTTAATCAGTAGAGAAGGTGTATTCTATTCCGCTAAGATATGTTATGAAGATTTTACTATCACTATTGTTGATAGCACCAAAATTATAAAAAATAAACTTGCGAATTTACCGGAGATGTTGGGCTTTGATTTTAAAATAAAAAAAGGTGAAATAGACTACAATGCTTTTCGACCTGCTGGTTATATCCCGTCATCAGATGAAAAGGAGTATCAGTTCAACGACTGTAAAATTTTAGCATTAGCTTGGGAGAAATTAAAAGAAAGAGGATATAATAAATTAACTCTTTCGTCAAATGTGTTAGAATTTTATAAAAGAGATTTAGGAAGAAAAACATTCAAAGCATTATTTCCTGTGTTAGATGATGACATAGATTATTTTTTAAGAGATGCATATGCTGGTGGGATATGTGTTGTAAACCCTCGCTTTCAAAATAAAAAAATTGGAAAAGGTCGCGTATATGATGTAAATTCATTATATCCTTGGGCTCAATCGTCACAACCGCTACCATATGGCAAACCTGTGTTCTTTGAGGGTCAATATAAAGAAAGTTTGTTCTATCCACTATATGTTTCTAGAATTAGAGTAGATTGTAAATTGAAAGACGGTCATATTCCTTGTATAATTTTAAAAGGTGGTGGTAGATATACAAAAAACACTTATTTAATAGATACAAGCGGGGAAATGTTAGAGAAAACATTGACTTGCATTGACATAGAAATTTTAAAAGAAAATTATGATATTTACAAAATAGAGTATATAGACGGTTATATGTTTCACGCAAGTGAAAATATGTTCACTAAATTTTTCTCTAAATTATTTGAGGAAAAACAAAAAGCAACTGAAACTGGTGACATTGCTAACCGCACCTTTGCAAAGCTAGAGATGAACGGACTAGGCGGAAAATTCGGAACAAATTCAAACGCAACAAGAAAAAAGCCTGTTTATAGTCCACATGATGGGATTATTCACTATGAATATATAGAAGAAACAAAAGACACAATATATTTACCTGTCATCATGTTTGTCACAGCGTACGGACGAAAAAAGTTGATGCAAGCTATAAATGATAATTTAGATAGATTTTTATATTGCGATACGGACAGCATCCATTTACTTGGTGATTATGATGCAGTAAATATAGAGGTTGATAAAATAAAAATCGGTGCGTGGGACTATGAATTGAAGTTTATAGAAGCAAAATATATAAGGCAAAAAACCTACATAGAAATAGAGAAAAAAGAGATGTATGACGAGGTGGAAGTGATAAGTCATGTTAAGGCGGCAGGTTTAGTAGGTGCAAGTGATATAAAAGGTATCAGTGTTGACAGTTTTAAAATAGGAATGAAGCACAAATGCTTAAAGCAAAAAAGAGTTGCGAACGGTGTGATATTGCAAGATACAGTTATAGAGTTAAAATAATAGAGAACTAATATATCATTAGTTCTCTATTTTTACTAAATGTTTCATGTGAAACATTATGACATAACTAACATAAATAAGTCTTTAAGTTCTTCTATAATCATCATATCAATGTTTATAAATGTTTCTCTAAATTCAAGTAGCATTTTTGACATTGTAGTGTCGCTAAAACCTTTTGTTATGTTTTTAGCATTTTTATCATTTGTACTGTCTAAAGAGTGTATTAACTCATCAATTAAAGCGTTCAATTCAGTTATTTTATCAGTTGTCGATTGCGTGTCTGTATAAGTATCAACCGTATTTTTTTCAAAAACATTACTTGAATTTGAACTCTCGGAATAGTCAACTGTTTCACTTTTATCGAGTGTAGAATTATCATTTGTTGTTGTTGCGATTACATGATTTTTTATAGAAGTATCATCATGTCCACTTTTTTCTGTTGTTATAGAACCGGTGTCTGTACCGTTTTTATTCTCGTTTTTTGTTTCTGTAGAATTATTAGTTCCATTGTCATTTACACTTCCTGTTATTGTTTTTGCATCTGTACCGTTATTTTTTTTAGAATTATCAACAGTGTTAATTTTTGCATTGTCAGCATATTTTGCCGCCGTCATTGAAAAGTCATTTAGTAAACCGTTAGGTGTATCGCTCGAGATTTCTTTCGTTGTGTTATCGTCCGTTTCGGTACTTGAATGTGTTGTATTTTCTTTATAATTATCATATGTTTTAGTGTTTGTATTAGTTGAATTTACTGTATTTTCATTTTCAGTTACATCTGTTGTTTTTAAATCTCTCTTTTCTGTGTTATTAGAATTATAAGTGATAACTGTGTCGCCGTTTTCGACTTTTGTATCGCTGACAGTACCACCGTGTTCATCTTTGCTTACCAGTTGATTTTTACTTGTTTTTGTGCTTGTTTCTGTATTTGTAGAGTTCTCCGAAAGTGTTCTTTTACTATCATCTTGTTTTTTATTACTTGCATCAACATTTTTTGTTGCGTTTGAATTTTTGTTTGTTAATTCTTTTAAAGCAACAACAATTTTTTCTATCAATTCATTTTCAGTTGAAATATTTAGAAACGGTTCGATTTTTAACAATTCACTTTCATATAATTTATTATAATAAGGCATTATTAAGTTCATTTTCTGTCTTAATTTAAAACAAAACCTTGCGGGAGTTTCAAAACCTATCTCTTCAAAATAAAAATAATCTTTTATATGATTATTTAAAGTTATTCTATAATTTTCATCGAAAATAGGGTAACTAGATAAACCTAGTCTTTCGTCCGTCCACTGTGGATTTTGTAAAATATAGCGTAATTGAGTAGTATATTGTGACATATATTCATCCTCCTTTATAATTTTATTGGGTTTCGTTCAACTGAAATATTCAAATCATACAACTTATTAGCTTGTTCACAAAAGTATAATCTATTATTTAAGAGTGTGTCTTTCGTTATGTCTAAACTTTCGTTGTTTATATTCACCTCATCAACTAATAAGCGTTCTTTTTTATCACTTTGTAAATTGTTGACACCGCAAAACGAAAGAAATTTATTAAACAAATCGTTTAAGGTATCATTTAGCTTATCACATACAAAAGGTATATTCTGATTGATAATTTTAGTGTTATCTAAATCTAAAGCACTTTTGTTTGTGTTTCTTATCAATATAAAGGGTTCGCATCCCTCCACCTTCGATGTTACAATCTCGTATGACATTTTTGAGTTTTCATCGCCTTGTATAATTGTAGAAAAACGCTGTTGATTTGCATTTGCGATAATGCTTTCATACACATTTGCCATGCTTCGTGCTGTCATGTCTATCATGTTTAAAAGTCCGAGTCCTGTATTGTCGTTATAACATACCACGAAGTCTTGCGTCTGTAAATCTATATTTTTCAACTCATAAAATTGATTTGAAAACGGTGTAAGTGTCACGGCTGTTGGATTTCCGTATATGTTTAGAGAGTTACGAACCGAACACGCTGACATAATTAAGCCGAAATCATCTGTATTAGTGATACACCCTATACCGTTTGTTACAAGTATTGTTTCCCAAAACGTGGAGCGGATAGCGTTTGGCAATCCCTCCCATGTGAATAAATTTGTTGCGATGTTATATAATTGCTGATAAAATATAGAATACAAATTTGAAAAATCTGTATTATTTTTATCTCTTTGCATTGTGTCAAAAACATCGAATTTTGTTTTACCCATATCATCACTCCTTTATATTTATATAATGTTTCATGTGAAACATTTAGTTGTTATCAACATTATAATTACCTATATCGTCAGTGTGCCAAAAAGTTACACCAGCGTCTAATTTTTGCTTTAATTCGTTTCTTGCATCGGTCGGTACTGCACCTACAACAGTGCTATCAGATGTTTTTACATAAACAAAAACGCTTCTATTATGCACATTTATAGAACCTATTTTATTGTAAGCATAGCCATATCTTTGAAAAAAGTCATCAACTCTTTCTATATATGTACTGTCGGCAGTTGTTAAATAAATCCCAAAATCGTATTTATGTTGTGATAATAAGTAAGTCATAGCGGTAGAGGGAACACTCATTTGATTAGAAGTATGACTTACATTTTGAAGCTGACTCGCTAAATTAACACCTGTCATTGCCGCCCCTGCAACATTTCCAGTTGCTAACGACACACCACCTGTTACAATCTGAGATAATAAGTTTATAGAGTTTCTTTCTAACCACCCGTTAAAGTAACTTGCTGAAAAGCCTAATTTCGGACTATCCTCTAAAAGCAACGAATTTAAGTCACTTCCTAGACTTTCGTATTGTGACGGTTTGCACTCTACTGTAACATTTGAACCTACTCGTCCCTTAAATTTTAGAGTTGCCGTTGATGGTGTTTTAAAATTTTCAAATTTGTATTCTTTCACTTGTCCTGTAAAGTTCGTGACTGTTAAAAAACAATAAGGATAAGTTGCACATTTCTTATTTCTATATTTATAACCGTCTATTGTACTAGGTCTGTTTATATCAACAGATAAATCATTAAATTCAACATTATTGACAAGTCTAAAATTTGTATAATTCACAAAGGCTTCATTCTGTAACTCTATACTTTTAATAAAGGATTTTGGTATTGCATAGCATAATTTAACTGTATCACTAAATTTTTCTTGTAATTTATTAACAGCCAGCCAAAAGTTGCCACTTGCTGTAGAATAATAAAGTGCCATACCCTCGCTTATTCCGTTTGACCTCACAAAATTGTAATCAACTTCATTCCCGTTTATCATTGTGTTAGCGGCTAAACAAAAATAAACAAGTTCATTTGTTTCGTTTTCATATGGAAATTTAGCGAAATCATGCACAACACAGGGTGGTGGTGGTAGAGGTTCACTAGTCAGAGGGACAACATCGCCTTTTGTGTGTATGCGTTCAACAAAAGTGGATTTGATTGTAAATTTGTTAAGCCATGTTTGTATGTTGTCCACCTCTAAAGTTATATAAGTTGTTTCATCTGCTCCCCATTCTATATTCGTAATATAGCAATAAATGTACTGATTTGAAAACTTGGGGTTGCGAAATCTTGCATAATTATACTTTAAACAATTCATATAACTTTCATGTATCTTGATAGGTGTCCCTAACTTGATTGTTGTTAGTGCTTCATAAGAAACACCTGTTCTGTTAGTGTGCCATGTGTCTCTTTCGTCTGCTGTGTCAAACCAGCGAATGTTACTATCGCCTTGCGACCATGGTACATTATATAATTTTAAAACACTATTTGGTGTATAAGGCATTATCATCACTCCTTTTAACAAAGAGGTCTATAATTGCATAGACCTCTCGATAATTGCTAAATGTTTCATGTGAAACATTATAAATTTTTCTTGATAAAAGTAACAACAGCTTTCGCTATCATTTTTCTGTTTTTTTCAGCTTTTATACAATCACTTTTGTTATCACAAAAGTATAATTCAAGTAAAAAAGTTGGTGAATTAAAGTGGTTCATGATATATAAATCATTGCGGCGGCTTACCCCTCGTCGTGTAAACATCTTCATTTCTTTAAAATATGTGTCGGCTTTTGGAACTTTATTCTTATAAAGAACCTCAGTTCCTTTTGCTTTTTTATTAAAACAATTCAGATGCAGAGATATGTTAATTTTTGCATCACACTTGTTCTGTTTTTTCGCAAGACGATTAAGCACATCACTTGCGTTTTTTCCACGGTTTACCGTAATGTCAACGAAAGTTATTTTTTCTTTTTTAAGAAGTTTTTTTACTTCTTTTAAAATTTCTCTTGTTTTTTCGCTTTCATCATGATAACCTACTGCCCCTGCCCCACATTTATGCGGAGCGTTATGTCCTGCATGAATTGTTAAATCAACTTTTTTCATCTTTGTTCACCTCATCAATCTTATTTGTTAAAAATTTCCTTAAAAATTTAGGATATTCAACACCTAACTTGTCACCATTTTCAAGAATTGATAAACATTCGTAACTTATGTAGTAAAAAGTTATCAATGTTTTTAATTCTGTAAATCTAAAATATTTACTTATCACAACACACACCGTCACCAGCATCAACATATAAATCTTTTTACAAATTCCGTTGAATAGTTTAGCCGACTTATAATCACATTTATTAGCTAGTAGACCTGTTAAAAGGTCTACTAACTGTAATCCCACTAAAATTACAAAGGAAATGTCAAACAGTGATAAAAACAATGTAAATGTTGCAAAAAGCGAATTTATAATGTGTTCGTTTTTCATATTATCGCACTCCTATATTTTAAGAACGGTAAAACTCAAATCTGCATCAAGAGTGTTTTCGCTTTCAATGTAAAATCTAAAATTACTATAAACACCGCCACTTCCTACATCGAATTGAGCATAAACTGTTAAAGTTACCTCACCAGTTCCAACAATGTTACCTTTAATAGTTCCAATCTTTTTTTTCGCTGGTGTAAATTCATTTCCGACTGTGCAAATGATTGGTAAATTTACGGATGTGATAATATCCTCAGTCGTTACTCTCACACGACGATAGTCTGGAATTACCAAAAACGCATGGGTTGGTGTTTCATCTGTAATTTTGTTTTCACCGCTTTTTGCTTTAAAACTCGTTAAGAAAAAAGCGGCTGTGTTCACTTTTGCAGTTAATGAAGTAACTTTTGTGTTTAATTCATTGTAATTCTGTGTGAGCGTTGTGATACTCTGCTGAATTGTCGGCAAGTCGTTTTCTATCGTCTGAATACGCTGTGTCAAATCTGTTGATGAGGTTGTCAAGTCAGACACATCTGTCTGTAGTTTTGTAACCTTTTCTTTTAAATCTGTAATATCTGCTGACTGTATTCCGTCTACTTTGTTTATAGAGTCAATAGCGGTGTTGATTGTTTCTATATTTTTGTTAATTTCTTTTATACTTGCATCGAACTGTCCGTCAGTGCTATCAAGTCCGCTAAATTTTTCATTGAGCGTATTAACATAATCAGATATTTGTTTAAACGCATAATTTAAATCAATATCCCAGTTAGCCTTGTCTGTCCCTACCCATTGTGGCAAATCTAAGTTTGCAGTTTTATTTGTAAACATATGTTTACCTCCTTTTCTATGCTTTGCAAATTGCTTCAACATCTAACACACAAACAACCTCGGTAAGTTGTCTAGGGTTATACAGTCTAAAATTTGCGTTTATTGTTTCATTTTCAAATGAAAAATTAACAAATTGTAATTTATAGCGTGTGCAATCATCAGTGACCCAGTCGATAGACGGGTATGCACAAACGCAAGTCGATAGCTTTTCTTCACTTAAAACATTTGTTGCTGTTATGCCCTCTATATCTGTTTGTAAGTGTAGAGGAATTTTAAACATTTGAACGCTTGTTCCGTCACCTTCAACATTGAAGCTGTCACTTACTAATTTAAGTGAGTGTTCAAGATAGCTGTTAAAGTGATTTGACAATATATATTGCCCTGCCATGTCAATCTCGTTGATATTATATTTATCAAGAAATCTGTTTAACTCATCTACAGATAAATTAAAATTATTAAGCGACGGCGGATTTCCACATGATGTAAAAACGCTTGAAAGTGGATAAGCGTTTTCAACACCATTCATGTCACGAATTTCCAGCACACTTGTTCTGTCATGTATGCCATAAATTCTATAATCATAACAAGTGATACCTAACAAACGGTACTGAATACAAGTTAGTTCAAGCTCACGATATTCTTTACAAGTAAGACCGTCACCGAAATAACTCACTATATAATTCAAGACATTTTGTAAACTATCAACTCTATTTGTAACAGGATTGACAACTTGAATGTTAAAAGCAATGTTGTCAATTTTTTTTGTTAATTCAGCAACAACAATTTTATCTTTTATAATCATCAAGCGAACAAGTGAATTATAATCAATCCTCATTTTTTCAGTGAGTGATACTTCTACACTTATCAAATCATTTCTTATAACAGCTAATTTTTCATTTATTTCTGCCGTAAATGACTTGAATTGACTTAACACATCGTTGTGTAAAAGTAGAATTTTTTCGTTTAATGCTTTCAATTCGTTTTCAGTTTTTTCTTCGTTATTGTCAATTCGTCTTGATAATTCTAAAATTTGAATGTTTGTATTGTCAAGTGATTTTGACAATTCGTCAATTTTAGAATTTAACTCATTGACATACACCTTTATGCGTTCATCTGTGATTTTTTGAATATCAGCGGGCAACTCCGCTATAAGTGTATTGTAATTCTGAATACATTCATTTATCTTTTCTCTAATATATTCAAGAATTTCTGTCTCTGAAAGAAAGTTTTCGTAAGTGATAGGTAAAATCTTTCGCCAGCCGAAACAGATAGGACTTATCGTGTTAATTAACATTATTTCACCTCCCTTCTATAAATTTAATTTAAGCACCGATTTTTTCAGTAACAAAGGCAACAACATTTGCAAGTAACGAGAAAGTCATAGTCTGCCAATGATGCCAGTATGTTTTCTCTGATAAATCGTCTGCCCTCGTAAACGATGCCATTTCTGTTAAGGTGTCAGCAACCTGGAAAAATGACTTGTCACACGCTATTCCTAAGATTTTTCCCTCATCGTCAAATTTATCAACCTCTATTATATTTTTAGTGAGATTGACCTTATCAAGATGATAAGCGGCAGCAAGTACATCAACATCAATGTTTGTCATTGCATCTGCACGAATTACAAGTGCAATCTCATCCGGGTTACACCATGTTGTCAGCTTGCTATCACTCACACCATACTTTTTTGAATATGCGTTGTACTCTGATGATGGAAAAGTGAAGTATTTCGTGGAGTTAATAATTTCTTTTGCGAAATCACTAACTTTTGTTACATCAATAATCTTTTCTGGAATAAAAGAATTTGTGATGCTATCTACAACGATTTTTTTCATAAGTAAAAATTCGTCGATTGTGTCACCGTTTCTAAGCGAATTGATACACCCGTTCACAAATTCGTTAAAATTATTTTCAGACATAAAAGCCTGTTTGATTACTGCAAACGGAATTGATACTCTGTATTTATCCTGTCGGCTGACTCGAATATATTCGACTTTAACATCGGGCTTAACAGTTGTTAAGATGTTATCATCGGTATTAGAGTATTCAATCGCTTTGGCAGGATTGAATATCATTCTTTCGATTGTGTCACCGAAACCGCTGACTTTTCCACGCTTAAGCACTGAAAGTGGGTTTTTAAACAATCCGCTTATAACCTCTGACATTATAAATTTATTATACAATACATTCAAAAATGTATTGCGTGCTAGTGGGTCTTCAATGATGGGTGCTCCTATCTCAGTTATTGACCCTGTGTATAAATCTACACCAGCATTTGTGACGGCATCTTTTAATGTCGAACTTTCGTTCACTACTGCCCTAACTAAATCTGTTTCTTTTGCCATTTTACCACTCCTCTCTAATCTCATCAAATGACTTAACTACTGTTTCATCTTCTTTACTTTCACCGTCATTCTCCACCATATCTCCAGCAGGGGTGTCAAGCAACGCACGAATATTTATATCCCTTAACCGTTTATTTTCATTAGATAAACGGTCGATAGTTTCTTCGTGCGCTTCGATTGAGTCTTTTAATGTTTCAATCTCATTGTCTGCACTTTCTATAATTTTAATCAATTCAAGTGCATCGGTTGAACTATCATCTGTGATAAGTTCCTTTGCTTTCTCTAAAAACATATTATACCTCCCTTTTATGTTGATATATATTTATTTATCGACCGTGAAATTTGTTCCATTTTTTCACTTGTCGCAAATAACATATTATTATAAATAGCGTTGCGATAAATCTTATACAACCAACAAGATTTGAACCCTTTAATCGTAATGCTATCACTTGCATGGTCGCTATCCTTAACAGATACAACCATGTTTTTATTAGCTTTTATATTTGTAAAAAATAAGGAACTATTCGACCTCCAAACGCCGTATATGTTGTTATCAAATTTAAAATCAAATAACGGTGTAGCACCTTTATCCATTTTTCTTATTAAATTTGTGTTCGTTTGAAAGCTATTGTTTTTTATAGAATAGTCACCATATGCTGTATGACTTATAATTTTTCCAAATCGAGATTTACTTTTTTCAATCTCTAAATCTTCATTCTGCCATATTTCAATAGCCATATCATGCCATTTTTTAAGCCCTGTACTCGGTGGTTTTAGATTGAAATATATAAAATAAGGGTTGTATAGCTGAATATTATTCCCGATAAAATAAACTGGAATATCTCTATCTCGAGCGATTGTACTATATAATTCCAAAAACTTAAAAACCTCATCTTTTAAATATTTATGCTTATCATCTTCCATGAGAACAAATTCTTCAAAAAAGATTGCGTCTATATTTATGAAGTCCATTGACCTTGAGTTATTAGAGGTTGATAAAGGAATAACATAACCTATCACCTCATTTTCAACTGTAAAACAGTCCTTTTCAAATTTTATTAGACCGTTATATTCTGTATGATAACCGAGCAAGAATAATTTGTTAAAAAATTCTTTCATTGCAACAGACTTTGTTTCTGTTGCGGTTCGACGAATATAAACAAACCTATGATGTTTTTTCGCTATGTTTAGCATTTCATCTTTCATAGCTATAGTCTTGCCTGATGACCTCATAGAAATTATAAAGTTAAACAAACAATTTAACTTTTTTATTCCCTCAAAAGAATACCACATCTTTTTTCACCTCTTTATGCGGTGGAGGTTGATTAGACCAAACACACGGCTCATCACCGTTAATCATGTGTTGAAATCCACCGCCTGTTATTATATTACAACTTTTCGCTTCTTTTGTCAATCTTTTAATTTTTCAAGCCAGTCATTGACTGCCTTTGTATTGTTCGCATCAAACATAGGTTCTATCGTCAAGTCATCGAAAATATAATAATGACTTTCACCATTATTCATTTTAAAAATGTCATAATGATTATTCATATATTTATTCCATGCAACTTCACTTAAGAAGTCTAACTCATCAAATCTTAATTCCTTAATGCTTCTATAATTCATATTGTTACCTCCTTATAAATTCATCAACATTTTAAAAGATTAAACCAATTACTTATAATAATAGGACTATCACTATTCATAATCACATCACCTGTTAAGGTATTGACAATATAATACCTTTTATTATTATTTGTGATTGTTTCGCAAACTTCAAAAAAACTGCGAATATAGTTATGATGCGACACTCTCCTTTTCTTAATATTCAATTAAATCACCTCACATATTTTCAAAAAAGCCTAACACAGCACTAACATTTGATGTTTCCAGAACAATATCGTCAGTGACATTGTGAACAACGTATATAATTTTGCTTTTCAAATTATTACTCTTATATATTGAAAAACAATTATTCATGTAATTGATATACGCTGTTTCACTAACATTGTTGAAAAGTTCTGTAATATCAATCTGATGTGTTTTTTTAAAATTTACTTTCATCCTCTACCTCCGATTATTTATTCTTTCCTTTGAACTGATTATATTATATCATATTGATTTTAAAAAACTATACAAAACCACGGCAAAAATATACATTTTCTTTGTAATTCGTATAAAATGTATATTTAACTATTATATTTTTATGCTATTATTTTCTATTGATTTCACAAAGAATTATTTTTATTTTATAAAGGTTACTCTGACAATATAAAATATTTACTATTTATTACAAGCGTTATAAGTTTATTTAGAGTG